AGACACAAAGGTGCAATGTGTGCGATTGTATTGGAGGCTTGGTACGATAAGGTGAGCTACCCAGAGTTAAGGCGGATTGCACAAGAGGCTTACGACGATTGGGAGCCAGACGCTGTGTTGATCGAGAAGAAGGCGTCAGGTCAATCTCTACTGCAAGATTTACGCATGGCTGGCATACCAGTTTTAGCTTATTCTCCTGATCGAGATAAGGAAGCCAGAGCGCACGCATCGAGCGCACTTTTAGAAGACGGAAGAATTTACTACCCTTCTGATCGAAAATGGGCTAAAGATTTAATAGACATATGCGCGGCCTTTCCTGCACACCCCAACGACGATGTTGTTGATACTTGTACACAGGCTTGGTTGCGTTTACGAAAAGGATGGTTTGTTGGTCACAGTGAAGACCCTGAAGACGACGAGCCAGTAGAAAAACAAAGGATTACCCTCTATGGCTGACCCAAATATTATACCATTTGCTGAAGGCGCACCTAGTGATGAGTTAATGATCGAGGAGCTTGCAGATGGCGATGTTCTGATTGGTGACCCAGAGTTAGATGCAATGGACGAGGCAGATGCCGCAGAATTTGATTCCAACTTAGCTGAACAGATGGACGAACGAGATCTCGCACGAAAAGCGCAAGAACTTGTAGGTTATTACGAAAATGACGAAGAAGCTCGGTCAGAGTGGAAAGAACGCTACAAAGAAGGATTGAAGACGCTCGATCCAGATGGCGGACTTGACGAAGGCGAAGATGAACGTGGCACACGCGGACTTTCAGTTGTAGTGCATCCGTTAATCGCTGAAGCGGCAACTCAATTCAATGCGAAGGCAATTGCAGAGCTTTACCCATCAGGTGGGCCAGTTAAATCTGTAATCATAGGCAATCCAGACGAAGAGCTAGAAGAGCAAGGTCGTCGTGTTCGTGAATTTATGAATTACCAAATCACTCAGGAAATGCCTGAGTATTTCCCTGACTTAGATCAGATGCTATTTCACCTTCCGTTAATCGGTCATACCTTCAAGAAGGTTTGGTGGGATGTAAACATGGATCGCCAATGCAGTAGTTTTGTGAAAGCAGAAGACTTTGTGGTCGCTCCAGAAAGTAAAGATTTATACACATCGCCACGCTACACGCATATCATTCGTATGCCAAAGAACGAGTTTAATCGTTATGTGCAGAACGGATATTACTTACCAACTAAGTATTCTGGCGGAGATACGATTGATCCATCAGGTGATGTAATTGGCGAGATTGAAGGCGTCGATGAATACGATGATAGCAACGATGATGTAATGACACTGCTCGAAATGCATGTGTACGATTTGTTTGACGGATTCGATGGCGAAGAAATGGTTGATGGCGAATCTGACGATAATGCAGTTGCGTTGCCGTATGTGATCACGATTGACTATGAAAACCAAAATGTTGTGAGCATTAGACGCAACTGGAAGCAAGACGATGAATTGAGACAACGCCGAGATTGGTTTGTGTCATACAAGTTCTTGCCAGGTTTAGGGTTCTATGGCTTTGGCTTGTACCACATGATTGGTGGCTTGGGCAAAGCGGCAACTGGATCATTGCGTGCATTGCTAGACAGTGCCGCATTTAGCAACATGCAAGGTGGATTTAAATTGCGTGGTCGTGTCCAAGGTGGCAACATGCAGATTAGTCCAGGCGAGTTTAATGATATCGACAGTACAGTTGATGATATCAACAAAGCTATTATGCCATTGCCGTTTAAAGAGCCAAGTGGATCTCTGTTTAATTTGCTAGGCTTTATGGTTGATGCTGGTCAGAGATTTGCAAGTACGGCAGATTTAAATGTCGGAGATGTAAATCCGAATGCACCTGTTGGTTCAACTGTTGCGTTGATCGAGCAAGGATCGAAGGCATTTAGTGCGATACACAAAAGATTGCATTATGCACAAGGCCAAGAGTTTAAATTACTAGCAAATTTAAATGCTGAAAACTTACCTGACGAGTTTAGTTTCTCACAAGCTGGTGCGGATGATATTATATATCGAACTGACTTTGATGATCGAATTGATATCATACCAGTTAGTGATCCAAACATATTCTCAACAGCACAACGCATTGCACAAGCACAAGCTGTTCTGGAGATGTCACGATCCGCTCCACAATTCCATGATTTATACGAGGCATACAAACGTATGTACGAGGCACTTCGGATTCCGAACATAGATCAAATATTGCAGAAGCCAGAAGAAGCTGTGCAAATGGATCCAATTGACGAAAATATGAGCGTATTGTACGGCAAAGGTATTCGTGCATTCCCAGAGCAAGATCACGATGCACACATTGCAGTTCACATGCAGTTCTTACAAGATCCGTCATTAGCAGGAAATCCTGGTGCGAAAGCTATGCAACCTGTATTAATCGCACATATCGCAGAACACATTGCGCTTCTCTATCGTCAACGCATGGAGGCAAGTATCAATATGCCTATGCCGATGTTGCCAAACTTTAAAGATCCTAAGTTTAAGTTTGAGGCAGTAGACCCAGAGATGGATCGTCTAATTAGCCAACGTGCGGCTGAAGTTGTGAAGGCATCACCTCAGATGAAACAAATCGAGGCAATGAAAGGCATGATGGGCGGACAACAAGGTCAGCAAGGTAATCCACTGCAATATGCACAAGAACTTGCTAAACTTGAAAGCGAAGCACTCAAAGCTAGAACGCAAGCACAAATTCAGGCGGATCAAGCTAAAGCCAAATCAAACATCGAGATCAAGCAAGCTGAAGCGAGACAAGACATGGAGATCGAAATGGCGAAGGCGCAAGCTGACATGCAAGCCAAGATCACCAAGTTGGAGGCAGACCTACAGCTAGAACGAGAAAAAAATAATGCTAAAATTCAAATGGAGGCAATGAAGAATGTACCCCCCACAGTATAACTTGCCACCAATAAACCCAGAGGCTTTTGGAGGTTTACCGCAAGAAAGACCACAGGGTGCGCCCCCACTCTCCTCCCAAGGTGGGGGTCAGCAACCAATTGACATGAACAAATATCTGGTTGATAAAGTAATGGAAATAAAGCGTCGAATGGCAGGCGGCGGAGATGTAGGTGCGTTAGGCGCATTTGCAAGCGCAATGCCACAAGCACAACAGCCACCTATGACGGGGCAACCAAATCAACCACCTATGAGAGCGTAGAATTATGATCAGTAATTTATTTCCAAAGAATCCAGTTTTTATGTGCTTCGGTGGTGGTGGTTCAGGTGGTTCTAGTTCTGGAGCGGCGAGTAGTGGCGGTGGATCAAGGGCAGATAGAAAAGGTGCGGCGGCAACTTTCTCTGCACCAAAGCCAGTATATACGCCTCCACCACCAAAAAATACATCTAGACGAGACAGACGAGATCGTACTCCTGTTGCTCCTGTTGTAAATTATGGAGCTTTACCATCAACTCCTCCTCCTAGTGTTATTGCTTCTACTCCTTCAGTAACTGATACTCTAAGCAATATTGAGTTTGTTGGAAAAGATCGTCCTTATTTAGAATATGCTGGATCAGATGGACCAGAGCCTAGTGAGTTAATTTCTACTCCAAACACAAATAATTTTCCTTTTATTACTAGTAATAGAGGACTTTACTCCAATAGTAGCCCAGAATCACAATCTAATTATGGAGAAAATTCTTTTGACGAAAGTGATCTAGTGCAAGTAGCTAACAAAGCATTCGATAGTTATACTCCTAGATATATGACATCTAGAACACCTAGTCCTCGTCCAAAAGATTTAAGTATCGATCCACTATCTATGGAAAGTGACAAAGGTACACTTGGTCAAGTTAGTAGATATGGCGTTTATGCTGGTGATGGATTTGAATTTAAAGACAGTGGTCAAGGCTTTCAAACAAGAACATACACTGGCACACCAGAAACAATGAACAATCTTGGTCAAGATGTTATTATTGCTAATGAACTTGCATATGGTAACCCAGAAGATAGGGAAACTTTTAGGAAAATAGGTCAAGCATCATTTGACGAAGGCAGTGAGTTTGCTCTTTCACCAGGATCTGCAAATGATGGAGATTGGGTAAAATTTATTAAGTCTGGATTTAAAGATTTTGGTGCAAGTGATTCATTTGCAGATCAATATAAATTAACAAAAGAAGAACCTGTAGTTGAAGGTGAGCAAGTAGGTGCATTGTCGTCGGTTGCGTCAGGAAACGCTCCTCAGTTTGCGACGACGACAGCAAATTACACTGGACTTGAGAATGTATACAACTCGCAAGGCGAGGAAATGGCTAACTTCTTTACGCC